CCCCTCCCCGTGAGTGAAGGAGAACCATCTTGGCGAACTTCGCCACACTGGAAGAGCTGAAGGCTCGCCTCGACTGGACGCTCGACGCTGACGAGGAGCGCATCGCGACCTCGGCCCTGGAAGACGCCTCCGACCTGGCCAGCTTCCATGCTGGCCGTGACTGGCCGGACGTCACCTCGGCCCCACGCCTGGTACGGACGCTGGTCCTGAAGGCGTGCAGCCGGTACATGACCAACCCCTCGGGCTACACCCAGTCCCGAGCGGGCGACGAGACCCTGGGCTGGAACGACACCCAGGGCGAGAACGCGGGCACCGTCTACTTCACCGACGACGAGCAGAAGCTCCTCGTGCAGATCGGCGGGCGCAAGCCCGGCCTGGTCTCGGTGGGCGTGAGCGCCTGGAACTCGGACATCCGCAGCTACCGCGGCCGGCGCCTTCGCGGCAACGACCTCCCGGCCGGCTTCGTCCCCTCGGAGTCCGGCAAGGACTTCCCGCTGTACGCCAGTGAGGACGACGTCTGGTGAGCTCGATGCAACGCAGGCGCGGCGTCGTAGCCACCATCTACCGCAGCCGCTACCACACGGACAACCGCGGCAACGAGATCCTGGTCGCCGACGACGACGGCCCGCACCTCGTCAAGTGCGCGCTGATTCCCCAGCGTTCGGCGCGGGCCGAGATCCCCGGTCAGCAGCAGATCAACATCACCCGCATGATCGTGGACGCCAACCTCGAAGGCGTCGAGCTGTGGTCGCGGGTCGAACTGCTCGGCAAGGTCTGGGACATCGTGACCCCGCCGGCCTACCACCACGGCGAGCGCAAGACGCGGCACTGGGCGATCGACATCCGCGAGAGGCCGAGCTGATGGCCTACATCTACAGGGGCCTCAACGGCAAGAACCTCGAAGAGATCATCGCCTCGCTGGACGGCGTCCAGGACGAGGTCGACTCCCGAGCCTTCGAGATCGGAGTGCGGGCCGAGGAGCTTCTGCTCCAGCACCGCGCCGAGGGCATCGCCCAGATCGACATCGTCAAGGGCGACGTCGACTCCTACGTCGTTCTGGTCGACGCCAACGGAACGAACGCCAAGTCCGGCGCCAACTCCGCGGCCTCGATCGAGTTCGGCCGCTCCGCCTACGACGTGGAAGTCGTGGACCAGCAGGGCCACTACGTCACCGAGTACACGGTCGGCGCGATGCAGGGCCTCCACATCCTGGAGGAAGCCTCGCACCTGCCCAAGAAGTCCGGACCCACGGTCAAGGTCAAGCGCCAGAAGGTCCGGATCATCCGGCGCAAGAAGAAGAAGCGCGGGGGTGGTAGAGGCTGATGGCCGGAGTACCCCCGGAGATCAAGGCACTTGCCGAGCTCTCCCCCGTCGAAGACCTGATGCTCGCGATCCTGCGAGAAGGGCTTCCGGGGATCACGGTGAAGTCCCTGATCTCCAAGAACCAGACGTTCCCCCTCGTCCTGGTGCGCCGCGACCCTTCCTTCGGGAACTGGTCGGGTGACACCCGGTTCCTCGACGCAGCTCGCGTCGCGGTCCACGTCTTCTGCCAGGACCCTGACGGCGACGAAGACGCCGCGATCCTCTCCGAGGCCGTACGCGTCGTCATCCGCAACGCGTGGCTCTCGCAGAAGGTCGTCCCCTCGCGCGGCCACATCACACGGGTCGACCTCGCGTCCGCCCCTCGTCGGGTCACCGACTGGGCGACGTCGACCGGCCCGGTCCAGTACGCGGACCTTCCCACTGGTGTCTGGCGCTACGAGGCGACCTACGACATCGAGATCCGCAAGCCGCGCAACCGCCCGTACCCCATCCCGTAAGGAGACTCCTTCGTGGCCCTGAACGACAACGCCACTCTCGTCATTGGTAGTGGTAACTACCTGACCGCCCCGGTCGGCACCGACCTTCCCGACGACCTGCTCGTCCCGACCTCTCCCTGGTCGGCCGTGGGTCACACCTCCCTGGAGGACATCCTCTCGATCTCCTCGGAGGGCGGCGAGGCCACCACCATCGGCACGCTCCAGAACAAGAGCCTGCGCACCAAGTACAGCGCGCGGACCGAGACGATCGCGCTCACCCTCCAGCAGTTCGACATCGCCGGCCTGAAGCTGTACTACGGCTCCAACGCCCCGGTCCTGGCGAACGGCACCGTCGGTGTGCCGACCGACCCGACCCCGACCGTCACCGCGTTCCTCGCGGTGTTCGTGGACGGCGAGAACTACTTCGCGATCTACGCCCCCAAGGCTGAGATCTACCGTGCCGACGACATCTCGTTCGGTGACACGGAGTCCCTGGCCGGCCTGCCGATCGGCGTGAAGCCGATGGCCTTCGGCTCGAACACCTACACCTACGCGATCACCCCGCTTGGTGCAAGTGTCGCAACCGGCGCGACCGCTGGTACGCCTGGCTCCTTCACCCCGGACGGCTCGGTCACCCCGGCCAACCTGGCTGCGCTGGCTTCGGTCATCGCTACGCCGACCTCGGCCTGGACCACGGGTCAGTACGTCACCCTCGGCGACGCCTCGACGGCGCACTGGGATGGCGACTCGTGGGTCTCCGGCTCGGCCTGATCAGTCCTCATCTGATCTTCCCCGCTGTGCAAGTGGTGCGGACCTCCTTGCACAGCGGGGGCCCTTCGGGGCTCTTCGCTCGACGGTCCGCGCTCTGTTCACCCCACCTACTTGGAGGTCCGCAACCCCATGGCCATCTTCTCTCTCGACAACATCCGTGCCGCCGCTGAAGCGAAGTACGGGTCCACTGACATCGAGCTCGGCGACGGCTTCGTCGCTCGCCTGCTCAACCCGCTCCGCCTGCCGAAGGAGAAGCGCGCCGAACTCCTGAAGGTCCAGGAGAAGCTGGACGGCGACGACGTCGACCAGGAGCAGGTGCTCGCTGACGCGATCCGCCTGGTCGCCGAGAACGAGACGGCGGCCGACAAGCTGCTCGCTGAGGTCGGCTCCGACCTCGCGGTCCTGGCCCAGATCTTCTCCTCCTACAGCGACGGGACCCAGGTGGGGGAAGCCTCGGCCTCGGAGAGCTGATCGACAAGTACGGCGAAGGCATCTACCCCGACCTGCTGCTCCACTACGGAGTCGACCTCGCAGAGGTGATCGCAGGTCGGGGGCCCTCGCCGGCTCTTGTCCTCGCACTCGTGCAGGGGCTACCTGATACCTCGCTCACCATCGCCCTCGCGTCGGGCGGCCGGGAGCACCACGGCTGGGGCATCGACCGCCACATGCAAGCCGACATCTTCGACGCGATCAACCAGAACACCAGGGCCACCGGCCAGTGGGGCAAGGGCAAGGCGCCCAAGATCCCGCTGTGGCCCCGCCCCAAGCCTGCGAAGAAGTCCGCGGGTGTCGAGGGCAAGAAGGGTCGCCGCGTCTCCGTGGCTGATCTCTACAACAAGTTCAACGCCAAGCGGAGGTAAGCGATGCCCCAGGGTCAGGTGATTGGACGCGTAAGCGTCCGCGTCCTCCCCGACACCAGCGAGTTCCGCAGCAAGACTCGCAAGGCGCTGGACAAGGAGGAGAAGAACCTCAAGGTCGAGGTCCAGGTCATGCCCAACATGGCCGGCTTCGAGCGGCAGTTGCTCACCGAGATCAGCAAGATCAGCCAGCGCAACCGTCAGTCGGACGCGCGCAAGGTCAAGATCTACAGCCGCATCGACACCTCGACCATGTCGGGCGAGCTGGCCAAGGCGATCCGCAAGTACAGCGACAAGGCCAAGACCGGCAGCAAGGTCCAGCTCCAGACGGAGCTCGACGCCGGGGACATCAAGCTGAAGATCAGCGATGAGTCCCTGCGCGAGATGACCCACCAGCTCAAGAAGTGGCGGGACAACAACTCCCCGCAGAAGATCACGATCCAGCCTGACCTGTCGGCTGTCAGTAACGCCGCCACCTCGGCTCGTCTCGGCGTCCTGACCCGGCCCCGCAAGGTGTCGATCGTCCCCGAGCTGAACAACGCCGCGGTCGCCAAGGTCGCCACCGCACTGGCCGCGCTGTCCGGTGTCCGCGTGCTGAACAAGATGTTCAGCGAGTTCGGCGAGTTCCTGTCCAACCTCGACCGGTCCGTCCCGATCATCGGCACGATGGCCACGGCCATCGCCGGCCTCGCGGCGGCTGGTCTGGCAGGCGCGAGCAACCTCTTCGCGCTGTCGGCCTCGCTGGCGCAGATCGGACCAGCAGTCGCCCTGCTGCCCGGCCTGATGGGTGGCTTCGCGGTCGGACTCGGCGTCACGATCGCCGCGTTCAAGGACTTCAACAAGGAGATCCCCGAGGTCAAGAAGACCCTCTCGGATCTTCAGAACACGATCAGCACGAACTTCTGGGACAAGGCCCGCGAGCCGATCAAGGACATGGTCGACTCCCTGCTCCCCGCCTTCCGTAAGGGCGTTGCGGACACGGCCACCCAACTCGGCGGCTTCTTCGGGTCGTTCGCCAAGAACCTCGGAACGTCGCTGTCCCCGGCGATGGGGCAGATGTTCAACGACCTCTCGTCATCCATCACCATCGCGACCGGCGGGACCCAGGCGTTCGCCGACATCATCGCGACCCTCGGCAAGGTCGGCACTTCCTACCTGCCGCAGCTCTCGCAGTGGTTCGTCGACATCTCCAAGCAGTTCGCCGACTTCTTGAAGAAGAAGGGCGAGAACGGGATCAAGGCCGAGATCGACGAGGGCATCACTGCCCTCAAGGAGCTCGGCGGAGTCCTCTACAACACGTACGGCATCCTGTCCGGCGTCGCGAAGGCGGCCACGGATGCGGGCGGTACGTCGCTGGCCTCGCTGAACGACGGCCTCGCAGCCCTCCACAAGACGGTCGATTCCAAGGGCTTCCAGTCCGGGCTCGTGGACGTGTTCAACGCGGCGCACGTCGCGATGAACAACATCGCCGGCCGATCCGGTCCTGCCATCAAGGCGCTGTTCATCCAGCTCGGCAGCCTCATGACCACGGTCCTGCCGCAGGCGGGCGAGATCATCGGTACGGCGCTCGACGCTGTCGCCAAGGCGCTCGCGCAGCCGGCCGTGACCAACGGCATCAAGTCCCTGTTCACCGGCCTCGACGGCGCGGTGACGGCCCTCGCTCCCGCGATGGCCCCGCTCGGCCAGGCGCTCGGCGCGATCATGCAGCTCGTCGGCGCGATGCTCCCGGTCTTCGCCAAGCTGGTCTCGGCTGCGATCATCCCGCTCGCGGGTGCGTTCTCCACGCTCGTCCCGCAGCTCGCTCCGATCGTGGAGCTCCTCGGCGGCGCGCTGACGCAGGCGTTCCAGGCGCTCGCTCCGATCATCCAGCAGATGGTCCCGATCGTCGGGACGATGCTCGGCGCTGCCTTCCAGTTCCTCGCGCAGCTCCTGCCCCCGATCGCGGCGATCTTCAAGCAGATCCTCGCGGCAGCCATGCCGCTGGCCCAGGCGTTCATGAATGCCCTGGCCCCGATCCTGCCGGTCCTCTCCGACGCGTTGGGCAAGGTGCTCTCCGCACTCCAGCCGCTCATCGCAACCGCACTGAAGATCATCTCGGCCGTCATCACGCCCCTTCTTCCGATGCTGTCCGAGGTCGTGCAGGCGGTTCTCCCGCCCCTGGCTGATGCAGTCATGCGCGTGGTCGCGGCGTTGCAGCCCTTCATGGATGCGCTGCTCGCGGTCGTGAACTTCCTGATGCCGATCCTCGTACCGGTCATCCAGTTCATCGTCGAGCTGCTGGCCGGCGCCCTGGTCGCCGCGATCAACGGTGTGGGCCTGGTCCTCGAAGGACTCAAGGAGTTCTTCGTCGGCATGTGGGACTACGTCTCAAGCTGGTTCCAGCTCTTCTACGACCTGGTCACCCTCAACTGGAGCAAGCTCGGCGACGACCTGAAGGGAATCTGGGACGGCATCCTCGGGATGCTGAAGGGCGTCTGGGACCTGATCCTCGGCGCGCTGGAGATCTTCTTCAACGTCGGCATCCTGGGCACCGCAGGCAAGGCCCTGAAGGGTCTGGGTGCGCTGTTCAAGGCCGGCTGGAAGGCCGTCACTGATCTGTTCACGGGCGCCTTCGCGGCGATCCGTGGGTACTTCAGCCTGTTCATGACCGGGGCCAAGGGCCTGGCGCTGGACGGAATGAAGGCCATCGGGAAGTTCTTCTCGGACGGCTGGAAGGCCATCACCGGCTACGTCCGGCTGTTCTTCTCCGGCGCCAAGCAGCTCGTCCTCGACGGCCTGTCGTCCATCAAGAAGTTCTTCGTGGACGGCTGGAACTCGGTCAAGACGACCGCCTCGTCCAAGCTGAGCTCGCTGGTCTCGACGGTATCCGAGTGGATCGGCAAGGCCGTCGACAAGGTGAAGGAGCTGCCATCCAAGGCGAAGGCCGGGCTCAGCTCCCTCGGCACGACGCTGAAGAACGCCGGTATCGAGCTCATCAAGGGCTTCATCTCCGGCATCAGCTCAATGTTCAGCTCGGTCAAGAGCAAGCTCGGTGACCTCACCAGCAAGCTGACCGACTGGAAGGGCCCGCTCCCCAAGGACAAGGTCCTTCTCTACAACGCCGGTGTCGTGATCATCAAGGGTCTGATCAAGGGCCTTGAGTCGCAGTACGGCAACGTCAAGAAGTCGCTCGAAGGTCTCACCTCCCTGATCGGGAAGGCGAAGCTGGGCAAGGGCCTGACGGCCAGGCTCAAGGGCGACCAGGCGAAGCTCAACAGTCTGCTGAAGGACTGGCAGAAGCTGAACGACAAGCTCGACGCTGCGAAGAAGAACCTGGCCGACCTCAAGAAGGCCAAGTCCGACTACGCGGCGAGCATCGCTCAGAAGATCGTTGACGACGCCAACGTCACGAACATGGAGGGCGGCTTCTCCGGAATCCTGGAGCAGCTGAAGCAGTCGGTGGACCAGGCGAAGCACTTCGCTGACGTCCTCGCGAAGCTGAAGAAGCTCGGGCTCAACCAGGAGATCTTCGACCAGCTCGCACAGGCCGGCCCCGAAGCGGGCATGGCTGCGGCCGAGGCGATCCTCGGCGCCGGCTCCGCTGGCGTCAAGCAGGTCAACGACCTGGAGAAGCAGCTCCAGGATGCTGCGGGCAAGGTCGGCAAGACCGCGTCCGAGGTCATGTACGACAACGGCATCCACATGGCTGAGGGTCTGGTCAAGGGTCTGGAATCCCAGGCCGACAAGATCGAGAAGCAGATGCTGAAGATCGCCGACTCGATGGTTGCTGCCATCAAGAAGGCGTTGGGCATCCACTCCCCCTCGCGGGTGCTGGCCAAGATCGGCGCCTACGTCGGTCAGGGCTTCCGTAAGGGCCTGGCCTCCGAGCAGTCCAACATCGCCGCGGCGGTGGAGGACAGCCTCATGATCGGGCAGACGTCCAACTCCACGGCGCGCAACATCGCTTCGGCGGTGGGCAGCGCCCTGGGCAACGGCTCCTCGACTGGAGGCAGTTCGAAGACTCTCAACTACTACGCGGCGCCCGGCTCCTCGCTGGGCTCCGAAGAGGATCTGTTCGCCGCCGCGAACCGAGCACGGATGGGATGGTGAAGTAAGTGCCGAAGCTCCTGCTCGTGAGCGGTGCAGACACGATCGACCTCAACGAGATCGACGACAAGGGGGTGGGGTTCCAGGCCAAGTCCGGTGTGACTGGCCTGGGCCTGCCCCCGGTCTCGGTCCAGTGGTTGGAAGGCGCCGGAGACGGCGCCGTCTTCCGAGGGACCCGAGTCCAGACCAGGGACATCGACCTGCCCATCGAGATCCTGGCGCTCGACCGTGCGGACCTCCAAGCGAAGCTCTCCCGGCTGGCCCTGGTGCTGGCCGGGGGCTGCACCCTGGTCCTCGACGAGGGCAACGGGGTGACGTGGTCGACCGAGGTCCACCGCGTCGGCGGAGGCGAGTACACCTACGGCGACGACACGGTGGGCGGGCGCGAGTTCCAGACGGTCATCACCCTGCGGGCCGGCGACCCGTACTTCACCAGCTCGGTGCAGCAGGTGCGCACGATCTCCGGTGCCGCTGGAGCGAGCGCGTTCCTGGCCAACATGGTGACCATGGCGATCGCTCCCTCTCAGGCGATCGGTGCGATCGACCTCTCCAACTCGGGTGACGCTGCGGCGTACCCGGTGTGGGAGGTCCGCGGTCCGGGTGACCACTTCACTGCGACGTCACCCACGGGTGAGACGTTGAAGTGGAACGGCACCCTGACTGTCGGACAGAAGCTCATCGTCGACACCCGCAAGGGGACAGTGAATGACGAGACCGGCGCCAACCGGTACGACCTGTTGGACACTGCCCCACGCTTTTGGACCGTGCAGCCCGGTGACTCCACCGCGGTCGCCTCCCTGTTGAACACCACCAGCGCTTCGCAGATCACCTGCTCCTGGTATCCCCGGAAGTGGATGGTGATCTGAGTGCGCCTGCAAGACATCACCGTCGAGGTGCGTGACAAGGCTCTGGCCCGTCGGGGCATCATCCGCCCCGAGGAGCTGGTCCTCGAACTCACCGACAACTTCAACAACCTCGGCTCCTGGAAGCTGAGCCTGGCGTCCGAGCACCCACTGTGTGACACGCTCCGGACGCCCGGCTCGGGCATCATCGTGACCGGCCCGAGTGACGTCCTCCTGTCCGGGCCGATGGTGAGTTCGGAGTTCGCTTCGACTCCCACCGACCCGGACGGGACGGTGTCCTTCACGGGCGTGTCAGACACTGTCTGTCTGGCTGACGCACTGGCCTTCCCCCAGCCGTCCAACGCTGACGGCGCCAGTCAGACAGAGGCGCATGACGTGCGCAGCGGCCACGTCGAGACCGTCATGCACGCGTACGTCAACGCCAACATCGGACCGCTGGCTCCGGCGGCCCGGCGCAAGGCGGGGCTCGTCATGGGCACGGACCTGGCGCGCGGGCCGATCATCACCCAGTCCGCCCGCTTCCCCGTGCTCGGCAACCTCCTCACCGAGATCGCCCTCCTGGGAAGCCTCGGGTTCCGCGTCGTGCAGCGTGGGTCGAGCCTGGTCTTCGAGACCTACGCGATCACCGACCGCACGGCGTTCGTCCGGCTCGACGTCCGCAACGGGACGCTGTCCGGGCAGAAGGTCGGCATCTCCCCGCCCGGCGTCACGCGCGCCATCGTGGCCGGGCAGGGCGACCTCACCGACCGGCAGTTCCTCCAGGTCGACAACGCCGAGTCCATCGCCGCGGAGGCTGAGTGGGGCCGGCGCATCGAGCAGTTCGTCGACCAGCGCAACACCAACGACTGGACCGAGCTTCAGCAGGCCGGCGACGAGGCCCTGGTCGACTCCGGGTTCACCGCGATCAACGTGCAGGTCGTCCCGATGGAGGACAGCCAGGCCCGCTTCGGCAAGGAGTGGGGCCTGGGTGACTCGCTCGTCGTCATCGTCGATGACCAGGAGCTGAAGTCCACCGTCACCGGCTACGTCATCAAGGCCGACCGGGACGGCTTCAAGCTGGGCGCTCTCCTCGGAGATCCCACCGGCTTCGACGCCAGCGCCGCGCTGAACAAGCGCGTGACCAACACCGAGACCCGCCTGTCCAACCTGGAGGCCAACTCCACGGGAGGCGGCTCCTCTCCGTCCGATCAGATCTTGCAAATCATGGGGGTGTGGTAACCGATGGCGAACACGCCGAAGCGCCTGTCCAGAGGTAACACCTCTACGACTTTGACGAGCGTCTACACCGTGCCGACGAGCACGACGACGATCGTGACGAACCTCGTGGTGACCAACTCCGGCACCAGCGCGGCGACGATCCTGGTCCAGCTCGCCGGGCTGTCGATCATCCCGAACACCTCGCTCCCCGCGAACGGCATCTTCACCCTCGACATCTCCCAGGTGATGGACGCGGGCGACACGGTCAAGGTCCAGG